AATAAATGTCATTCGCGGCATAATGATCATGGTAATACTATTCCTTTCTTATCAGTTATTTTCCCCATACTTCCCTAAATATGTACCACTTACTATTGTGCAAAGAGATGAAAGTCCGTGTGTTACTACCGATTCTGGTGATTGTGTAGACTTTACATTTGAAAGTTCAGTAACGCCAATTGGAGATGATGAATTTATATATAATGATCCGTTACCAGAACAACCAGACATTGAACAAGAGCAACGTGATGCTGAGGAAAACGAAAAAGTATTTAAAGAACTTAGACAGATGGAAGACTATCAAGGAAATTTCAATGAGTGAGCAATTAAAATATAAAAGATTACATCACGCACAGCAGTTATTAAGATCAAGTGAGTATGCACAACAATTGGATAGGTTAGAACCTGTAGTAGATTTAACAGAAGCGACTAAATACCTCACTAGATTCAAAAAGGAGAAATGAGATGGGCGAACATTTAGTAAAAAAAGGTAATGTATGGGTAACTGATAATGACCCTGCAGGAATGGCAACAAAAGAGTATCCAGTAGAACCTCGTATGAATTTATCCGATCGACCAGGCATATTATACGATGAAGGACATCCAAATCAAGGGCAATGGGATAAACAAGCAGAATCTAAATTATCATTTAGGATGGAAGAAGATGATGGATACCACGATTAATTTACACACTTGTTCAGTATGTAGCACAGATTTTGATGAGTATTCGGAAGGTGGAACTGTTGGCGAGTTTGGTATATTACCAGTAGCATTTTGCCCAACCTGTCTTGCCTGTATGTGTGATATGGCAGACCAAATGAGAGATCCAGCTGAAGAATTAGACTAGATAAATACTGTTATGAATTTATCTGAAATCGAACAAGAAGAACAACAAAATCAGTATGCTGATAATAATCAGTATAAACCTGTGGTTGACTACTTACAACAAACTTTACCAGACGGCAAGTTTATACAACAGGCCGCAAGTGGTGCTAAGAAGATTAGAAGCATCAGAGTCCAAGCAATAAATCCAGAAGAATTAAAGCAGGCAATGACCAAACAAGGATTTAACCCCGTTGCGGCTGATCAAGATCAAATGACATCTAGTGGAAAATATCCAGTATACAGTTTCGAACGAGATGGCGTATTATATACAGCAGTAATAGGTAGTGTCCAAACATCAACAGGTCAACGAGCTATTGGCAGGAAAGAACTTAGCCCAGCTGGACTAGGTATAAGTGGTGGCTTTTACAGTAAAGATAAACTAATTAATATCACAAGAGTTGCAGTTGAAAAGAAATATAGACAGCGTGATCCTTTACTAGCAGATAGTCTTATTGCATTATTGGCCAGTGCGGCTGGCGGTGGCAATGTTCCGTTACCTAAAGAGCTAATGGATCATATACAAGAATATCTTGGAACTGTAAGTCAGGATTTTGGAGAAATCCTAGCACCAATATTGGTAATGAAAACAGGACAAGAAGCAGAATTACCTAATGGTAACTATCCATTGGTTGATGTTAAATTACCAGGAATGAATTTAAGTATTAAAAGTCTAACAGGTAGTGGAACTAGCTTTAGGAGTATTGTTGATCTTATGGATCAATATGAAGAAAGCATTAGTAGTGATCGAGATAAATTAAAGAAATTTGCAGTATTAAAACAGTTCCATCCAAGCACTGGTGGAGACAACAAAGATAAAATATTACGTGCAGTAGCTAAGAGTAATATTCCAGAATACAGAACATTATTAAAGATATTAGGTATTAAAAAAATTACTAGCTTTAAAGAACTAGAACAGGCAGTAGCTACTAAAACAGGTTCGGTTGATTACAGCGAATTCTTAATGACATACTATCCAATAATGATAGCAGGCGGATGGGGGAAACCAGTAGGTCTTCCGGCTGACGGCTCTTACTATCTAGGATACAAAAAAGACGCTCCTAAGAAAACTAAAACAGCTGGCAAGGCTAGTTATGATAGTGCTCCTGCTAAAGCTGGTGCTGATATATTAACATATGTGCTAGGTATAGGACTTAAGAACTATATTCAAATGGGAAGTGAAAGTAAAGAATATAAAGATATGATGACTGATATAGTTAATAAAGCTGATGCCGTTATAGGACATATTACAATTAATACGGATGGTACACAGTCATTAAGAACAGAACCATTTAGTAATCTCAAATTTAATTTCCATTATCGTGCTCCAAGCCATATCCCAGGTAATAACTTGCCCGGATTCATGGCAATTTTATAATACTCCTAGCTTGAAATATCTTTTAAAATAAGTTGACTTTTTGGTTGACTTTTTGGTAATTCGGTGCTATAATTATTATAACAATTAGGAAAAGGACAAATAAAATGAACAAATATAAATTTACAATTATTTTAGCAAACCCACAAAGGGTTACACAAATGGTTATCGAAGCTGATAATCCATTAAATGCAACTGGTATCGCTAGGGCTTATGGAACAATACAAACTGGTCCTACTCCATTAATGGAAAATGAAATTAGATAACAATCAAGGGGAATCATATGAACTTTGTAATTCACACGCAGGCGATTGAAAACTACGGAGCACACGCAGAGGACGGTAAGTTCGCTAATGGTAATGCGTACTGGAAGTGGAAAAATGGCAAGACCTACATCGTTGAAGGTGTAGAGCGTGAGCAAGATGCAGTTGCATTTGTAATGGCCGCATTCAGTGAGGACACATTAGGTTGGAAAGAGTTTCCAACTGAATGGCAAACAGAGGACGAGTGGTTACGTGATATCAAAGACGGTCATTCTGAAGACTACCGAGCATTTATGCTAGAGAGTGCCTATAGAGTATCTCCAGCTACAGGTAATGAGACTACTGCCTACCAAACAGACGTAAGCACACAGGTTGTTATTAATTGACACCAAGTTGGAGATCTGTTATACTGTTATAGTTAATGAAAAAAGATATAATTATAATGAGCTGTCCTATTATGGAGCCAATACCACCAATGGCTCCTGTATTGCTGAGTGCGTGTCTTAAAGACGCAGGGTTCAGCTCGTTAGCTAAAGATCTCAATATTGATTTTTTTAATCATTTCAAAGACTCAGGTCACTGGGGAGATATACATAATCTATTTGCTATAGGACACGTTACTAAGATAGAGTTGCCACGACGTGTTATCATCAACATACTTAAATTTATAAAACAATATCTATTAGATATTAATCAAAAGTACAATCCCGAGTATATAGGATTAAGTATCTTTACCTCAGAGTCAGTAGACTTTAGTATATTGGTAATGAGCTACATTAAAAAATATTTGCCCGAAGTTAAAATAGTGCTAGGTGGTAGAGGACTAGAAAATCATCACGGCCTAACTGATATGAAGCATTACGAAATGTATAACAAGTTTGGGCTAGCTGATCTTATTGTTGTTGGAGATGCCGAAACATCATTGATTGATGCATTAAAAGATGATGCCACAGGTATCTATATCAGCAAACAACAAACTAAAGAAGATTTAGATAACATTCCTTCACCTTATTGGGATGACTACGACTTAGCCACATACAACACAGCAATTAGTTCAGTAAGTGATAATCTAAGATATATGGGCATAACTGCCAGTAAAGGTTGTGTGCGTAAATGTACATTCTGCGATGTAGCAAACTTCTGGCCCAAGTATATTTTCAGAGAAGGTACTAATGTTGCTCGCGACATAATAAAAAGCTATAGGTCAACAGGAATAAAGAATTTCTTCTTTACTGACAATCTTATAAATGGCAGTGTTACAAACTATAGAAAGATGAACGAAGTATTAGCACGAGAAATACCGTACGAAATAGAATATCAAGGTTACGCTATTTTTCGTCAAAAGAAACATCATCCTATAGAAGATTTTGAACTAGCCGCAAGAGCTGGTAGTAAAAGATGGATTATTGGTGTAGAAAGCGGAAGTGAGAAGATTCGAAACGAAATGCGTAAGAAATTCAGTAATGACGATATAGACTACACAGCCACACAGTTATTTAAAAATAACATAGTGCAAAGTTGGTTATTCATTGTGGGGTATCCGAGTGAAACAGAGCAAGATTTTCAAGAAACTTTAGAATTGCTTAAAAGATCAAAACATCTAGGCAAGGACGGTATGCTAAGGATAAATGTTACTCCTCCTTATATGCACATACCAACAAACAATATAAACACAGATCCGGATTTGTCCACATACTATGGACTAACCGATTTAAATTTTAACGATCCATTAACAGTACATTTTTGGAAAAGTGAACTATACCCTGAAAACGATTTCCTTGCAAGAGTTGATAGATGGAGAAGATTAATTAAGTTAAGTCTAGATCTAGGACTTACTTGGCACGACGAAAGACTTATATCTAAGTGGAAAAATGAAATAGATGGATTAGAAAAAGTATACATAGAAAAATATAAAGGTAAAGATCATATAACACCCGATGATACAAAAACAAAAATTATTAATATACATCAAGTTTATCCACAGGACGGATAAGTTTAAGTATAGTATTAAACCTGCTGAGAGCATTCAGACTGATTCTGATGAACAACTTATTGTGGAGGCTAATTTTAACACTACTAATTTTTCATTCGAAGTTACTGTTGATGAATGTGAACAAGGGCAAGCATTAGTTATCGAAAAGATAGCTGTCAATGATCTTGAACTTACAATGGCTATAGATAGATTCGGATCATACATAACCAATAAAGGTAAGAAAAAACTTACATACGGTTATATGGACGAACCTGGTACGTATACCTTTAAAATAAAAAACAATGTTATGTTTACACATTTTATGACTTATCTCCTAGGAGAAGTTGCCAAATAATTGTAATTAGGGGTTGACTTTTTGGTAATTCGGTGCTATAATTATTATAACAATTAGGAAATGGACAAACATTCTTAGTTGAGCAACATAATTATAAGGAGCCTAGACAATGAACGGATTTATTAGGATTAAAAACGGTAGCTATCGCAACCAGCCAGTTACTGATCAAGTTTTTCCTTTAATCAAACAATATCAATTAGGATCGAACGGTGGCTTTGTTACTGTAGATGGCACTGGCTTGTTTGGAAAAGATAAAATTAGAGTATCAGTTAAATTACCAACAGACTACGAACTAGTCGACGAAGCAGAATATCAAACACCACAAACAGCAGTTGATGCAGAAACAGACGCAGAAATTGTAGAACGTATTGCTGAACGTTTTGAAATACTAGATGATATGACCAAAGCAGTATTAAATGGAGATATACGTGCTATGATTGTAGCAGGCCCTCCGGGAGTAGGTAAGTCATATGGTATTGAAAGACAGCTTGAAAAAGGTAACCTATTTGATCAGATGTCAGGACGTAGAATAAAGTCAGAAATGATTAAAGGTACTGCTTCAGCTTTAGGTATGTATAAAGCACTTTACAAATACTCAGATTCAAACTCAGTTGTAGTGTTTGATGATTGTGATAGTATTTTACTAGATGATGTTTGTTTAAATCTTTTAAAAGGTGCACTTGACTCAAGCAAGAAGAGAGTTATTTCATGGTTATCAGATAGTCACAGTTTACGTAGTGAAGGTATTCCAGATCAATTTGATTTTAAAGGCGGAGTGATCTTTATTACTAACTTGAAGTTTGATCAAATGAAAAGTCAAAAGACACGTGATCACTTAGATGCTATCCAGTCAAGATGTCATTACTTAGATCTTACACTAGATACAATGCGTGATAAGTTACTACGTATTAAACAGATTGCCGCAACAGGCGAACTATTTGCTGACTTTAACTTTAATCAAATACAACAAGACGAAATTGTTGAATTTATGAATCAAACAAAAAACAAGTTACGTGAAATGTCGTTGCGTATGGCAATTAAAATTGCACAGCTACGTAAAAGTTTTCCACTTAAATGGAAAGCAATGGCTGAGTCAACTTGTATGAAACGAGTTTAATAGGAACTCAAACAGTTAGTTTACTACCGCACTTCCTATTTGTCTAGCTCCTAGTGCGGTAGGAACGAGCCCCTAGCATAATATGTTAGGGGTTCACCTTTTCTACTTGACATAGTTGAGCCTGATGTTATAATAGTAATATGACAACTTTCCCACACGTCGAAGACTATTTAGAATATCTAGCAGGTTACAATAATGGGCCAGCTAACTTAATTACTGCTCCGGATATGGATCGTATTAGACTAGCCAGATATGACGTTAGGATAGTTGACAGTATGGCTAACAGTACAATGTTTGGAACTGCATTAACAGACAAACAAAGTGTACTAACATTAAAGTTAATTGTTAAGTATCGTAGGCAGTTCGCTAAGAATGGTATAGATATCGATCCAGTGTTAAAACCAATTTGGAGAATGAAGCCTCGGTATGTCGATCGAGCCAGAGAGATCTTTCTAGATGGCAAACAGATTGTAATTAAATTTCCATATGACAATAAACTGATTGATGAAGTACAGATGTATCGCGATAGATCTAAAGGAAGGGTATACTTCGAACGTGATAGTAAACAATGGCGTCTTGCTTTAACTGAGCCAAATATTGAATGGGCAGTAGAGTGGGCTCGATCTAAAGGGAAAGAAACCTTTATTATAGATCCAGCAATTACCCAAGTACTAAATACCATACTTGAATGTAAAAAGATACCATATGAAATTAAACTGGTTCAACAAGATCAATCTTACCAAATTACAAATGGTCCTCCTAGCTTGATAGAATTCTTAGATAGTAAAGGTGGAATGACAAAAGATAATTTAATTAATCTGGTTGATTATAGCGGACTGTGTGGGTACACACTAAGTGAAGAAGTATCACGTGAATGCTTACAGAGATATCCACAAGCACTATTGGCAATAGGGCAACACTATCGCATACATATAGATCCAAGTCCTACTAACCTGCAGATGATATGGGACTATGCTGAGATAACTAATCGATATCCTATTTGCATATATAATCCTACACTATTTGAAATAGACCTATCACCGTTCGATGAAAAAGATATAGTAAGATTTGACAGGAATGGCAAGACAAAGACTTGCGATTATAACCCATATGATGTTAAACTAATATACGCACAGAAGATCCCCGAGACTTGGAATTTTCCAGTACCATTAATGATAACAACATTCGAAATGATGTTTGGTGCTCGTAAAAAAGATTGGAGTCTGCGGGCGGAAAAAATAATTTATTATGGTACTACATCACTACTAACGGACAAATATGGCAACAGCTAGATTATTAATTAAAGATGAAGTCAATGTAAAAATAGAAGGACTTGACATTCTAGAACGTAAAGAACTAACTAATATGTTCAAGTTCGAGATACCAGGTGCAAGATATCTTCCAGCAGTTAGACTAGGTCGATGGGATGGTAAAGTAGGATTCTTTCAAATGGGCGGAAGTACCTTTACTAATTTATTGCCTGAAATATTACCCTACTTAGATAAACAAGGATATCACGTTGAGCTCGAAGACTTTAGGGAGTATCAAACTAACTTTGAGTTTACCCAAGTAACTCAAGACAGCTTTGCAACAATTAATTGGCCAGAAACACATCCAATAGCAGGTGAACCAATTATGTTGCGTGACTATCAAGTTGATATTATAAACAAGTTTCTTGAGAATCCACAATGCTTACAAGAAGTAGCAACTGGTGCAGGAAAGACACTTATAACTGCTGTATTAAGTCACTGTTGCGAGCCGCACGGTCGTACGATAGTTATAGTACCTAACAAATCACTTGTAACACAGACCGAAGCAGACTACATTAATATGGGATTAGATGTAGGAGTTTACTTTGGTGATCGTAAGGAGTTTGGTAAGACACATACAATTTGTACTTGGCAAAGTCTAAACATCTTGCTTAAAGGATCACGCAACTATGAAGTAGATGTTACAATTAGTGAATTCCTAGAAGACGTTGTTTGTGTTATGGTAGACGAAGTACATATGGCAAAAGCTGATGCACTTAAAACTCTGCTAACAGGAGTAATGGCACATATACCTATCCGTTGGGGACTAACAGGAACAATACCTAAAGAAGACTTTGAATTTATGAGTTTAAAATGCAGTATTGGAAATGTAATAGGCAGACTAAGTGCAAAGGAATTACAAGATCAAGGAGTTCTTGCAAACTGCCACGTGAATGTGTTACAATTACAAGATAGTGTAGAATACAAAGATTATCAGAGTGAACTAAAATATCTATTATCAACTGAATCTCGTTTAGATTATATGGCAGAGCTAATTGAATCGATACGTGAAGCAGGAAATACGTTAGTGCTAGTAGATAGAATAGTACCTGGTAAATATCTAGCAGAGAAAGTTAAAGATGCAGTATTTGTTTCAGGAGGAACTAAAGCTGATGATAGGAAAGATGAATATGACGAAATTGCAACAATGGACGGTAAAGTTATTATTGCCACTTATGGTGTTGCCGCTGTGGGTATTAATATCCCTCGTATTTTCAATCTTGTTCTTGTTGAACCTGGTAAGAGCTTTGTTAGAGTCATACAAAGTATAGGTCGTGGAATTAGAAAAGCAGAAGATAAAGACTTTGTACAGATATGGGATATAACATCAACCTGTAAATTTGCAAAACGTCATTTAACAAAACGTAAGGCATTTTATAAAGATGCAAATTATCCATTTGAAGTACAGAAGATACAATGGCAAAAATAGTAACTAAGGAGAGCTCAACATTTATATTTTAACGTTAGACAATCAAGCATTTGAAATGAATGAAATCCCAGATGAAGTAGATGATCTAAGATTTAACATTCTAGATAACAGTGATCCAAAAAATCCAGATTACTATTTTATTCCTTTAATATTTTTAGAATCATTTAATAGTCCTGCACTAGTGCTACGTATTGGTGAGAATCTGGTTAAAATGCCTGTGGATTGGCAGATACTTATAGGTGAGCCTGACTTTGGTGACCTAGAAGTTATACCACTAACTAGTATCAATGATAGAGGCTTTTCAGTATACACGTTTAATCCGTTAAGTAGTTTTAAACCAGAATTTATGCCAGTTGAGATAGTAGACATATACCAAGATGTTAAGTGGTATTTTCCTAAACTTAAACCAGGACAGATGCTTTCAGTACCGATAACTGGTGGGTCGGAACCGCTGTGTGCATTTTTTGTTAAAGATATAAGTAGACAAAGTGAAGTAGTAGATTACAGCAAGATTTGGTAAAATGGGAAGATTAAAACCAGGTGCTACATATGTATACGAAAGAGTAGACGGAGTAGTATATGCTCGCGAACAAGGCCAACCTGCTGATACTAGGATAGAAATTGGCGGAACAAGTATTATTGAGGCGTTAGAGAAAGAGCAAGAGTGGGCTCAAATATACAAAGACAGGAAAAGCTCTGTAGCACTAGAAAAAGCGGTCGAAGAAACGATAATTATATATAAGCTCTCGGGGGATTATAAAGATGGCGTTTAACACAAAAATGTTTAAAACAATGAAAGTAAAAAAGAAACGGGCTGTGGATCCAAATGCTCCACCACGCCCAAACCTACTTAGTCAAGATAAGAAACTACGTGAAACTACAGAAGCATTTGGTAAATTACACAATCTAGTAGCTAGTCAAGATGAAAAGATTGCTGATCTGCAGGGTAAATTTAACCGTATGCAACAGGCATTTGACCAATTGGTCACATATGTTCGAAGAGACAAATAATCGTATCGCTTGACATAATGCAAGGAAACACGTATACTAGAGTATATGAATACACTAACTAACATTTGTGAATTGCTTAAAGACGCTTACAGTCGTAACTGGATAACCAGCCGTGATGGTAATATCAGTTGGCATCCAGAAGGTGCTAGTTATTTTTATATTACACCAAGTGGTGTTCGTAAACAGGATATGACTCCTGAGCTATTTAAAAAGATTGACATTACTACACTAGCAGAGTTAGATGATAATCTAGATCTTCGAGCAAGCGGAGAAATACATCTACATCACAGATTAATAAAACAAACACAACAAGAACAATGCGTAGTTCATTTACACCCTACTTACATTGTTGCGGCAATGCAGACACTAGAGTTATCAACCTTAGTAACGGACTATCCTGAAATTAGCAGATATACTCGTGTTGCTGACAATGTAGGAATGGTACCACCTATCAGCGAAGAACTAGCAGAACAATGTATACTGAAACTAGGCGAAGATAAAGACATAGTTGGTATCAAAGCACACGGTGCTGTCAGCAGAGGGTCTACATTGTATGACGCTTATGAACACACAGAACGTCTTGAACATATTTGTAAAATTGTATTGGTAGGGAGAACGGTATGAGTAGTAGCTTATACATAAAAGATGAAATGGCGGCAATGGATCGCAAAGATCGTGACTACCATGATAACTTCACTGATGAAGACTTAAAGAAATTCTCAACATATCTAATGTTGAAATGGGGATCAAATGTAGGTGGTAATCTAGACATACAGTCATACTATCTCTTAGCTACCAATGAGCGAGTAAACAAACATTTCTTTGAAATAAACAAACACAAAAAATTACAATGGTTAGTATGTACTACAGTTAGTCCAGGTATGGGCGGACAGTATCACTATTGGCTTAAGGCAAAGAAAAAAGAAGGAAACAATAAAAGTCAAAAGTTTTTAGCTAAGTTGTATCCTAATATGAAAGCTGATGAAATAGATCTATTAGCAAAACTCAATGACAAGAAAGACATCAAGAAGCTGGCACAAACATTAGGTATAGAGGATAAGGAAATCAAAAAAGAATTAGGATGATTGAAAACACTCAAGATTTGGTAGAAAAGCGACTGGGCCAACAGCACATATGTAAATATTGCGGAAAAGAATTTCGCAAAGAGTCCAGCCTCGCGGTACATTTATGTGAACCAAAGAGACGTTGGCAACAGGAAAAAGAAGTAGGAGTACAGTTAGGTATGCAGGCCTACTTGCGTTTTTATGAAATGACACAAGGTAGTGCTAAGATGAAAACATATGCTGACTTTGTTGTTAGTCCATATTATCGTGCTTTTGTTAAGTTTGGTCGACATATGGTTGGTATTCGAGCAGTTAATCCTAGAACATTTATTGATTATGTTATTAAAGAAAATAAGAAACTTGACCATTGGTGTCAGGAAAAGATATATCTAGAATATCTAAAACAATATATGCGTAAAGAATCAGTTAGTGATGCACTAGAAAGAGCGTTAAAAGAAATGCAAGATTACACAGATGAAGTGGGCGAGTTTAAAAATGGATTCAGTGACTATTTCCGATTTGGTGGTCCAAATAGAGTTTGTATGCACATTACCAACGGTAGGGTAAGTCCTTGGATTGTATTTAATTGTAACACAGGCATTGCATTCCTCGAAACACTAAATGAAGATCAGCTTGGACTTATAATGCCGTGGATAGAACCAGATCATTGGCAACGTAAATTTAAAGATTATGTAGCAGATACTGAATGGGTTAAAAAGATATTAAAGGATGCAGGCTTATGAAATTTAAGTCAGATATTGATATAGATTTTGCTGACAGAGATCAAGTACTTGAACTCCTAGACGTTACTACAGCTAGTATATTGCGTGATCAACAACTAAACAAACATAACACAGGTGTATATGCTACTGACGTTCCTATAGATCCATTTACAGGATATGCTAGTCTTGATCATAAGGTTGCTGAAGATAGAGGATATATGAAACTTGAT